TGGTACAGGTATTACTCATAGTTCTGGTACTCTATCTGTTACTCAAGCGGATATAGACACTGACAATATCACTGAAGGATCTACTAATGTATTCTTCACTGACGCTAGAGCAGATGCAAGAGTTGCTGCTGCTACTGGTGCAAACTTAGACTTATCCAGTAAGTCTACAACTGATCTTTCTGAAGGAACTAATCAATATTATACAGAAGCAAGAGTACAAGCAAAACTTGATAATGCATTTGAGCAATTGAGTGCAATGCTTAATAACCTTGCAACTTCAACTACATTAGTATTGAATCTATCTGGAGATCCTACTCCTGGATCTGTTGTAACACTTGGATCAATTTCTGCTAATGGTGTTGGTGGATTTACAAATGCTACTAATGTTGCTACTTCTGGAGGAACAGGATCTTCATTAACAGTTGATACAACTACAACAAATGGTGCTATTACTGGGTTATCTTTAAATACTGCTGGTACTGGATATTTGATTGGAGATACATTGACAATTACTAACCCTAATCTTGGTGGTGTTGCTTCACTTAACCTTGGTACTTTGAATGGTGGTCTTGGTGGATTTACTGCTGCATCTGGAGTTGCTACAACAGGTGGATCTGGATCTTCCTTAACTTTTGATACAACCGTTGATGGGAATGGTGCTATAACAAACCTTACTATTAATGCTGCTGGTACTGGATATGCTAATGGAGAAACTATTACTTTAACTAACCCAAATGCGGGTGGTGCTGCTACAGTTGATACTCTTGTAGGTGGTACAGGATATGCGAATGGCTCTGCTATCGCAACCACAGGTGGAGGAGGATCAGGATTAACACTTGATCTTACAACTTCTAATGGAGTCGTAACTGGAGTTGCTATTAATGGTGCAGGTTCAGGATATGCTGTAGATGATACAGTAACGATTGTAAATGCTAATGCAACTGGTGTTAAAACTTTAGGAACTATTGCAACTCCTGGTACTGGATATCCTTCTGGATCTGCAATTGCAACTACTGGTGGTAGTGGAACTGGATTAACCGTTGATGTTACTATTGATGGTACTGGTGCTGTTACTGGATTGGCTATTAACAATGATGGTTTAAATTATTCAACTTCTGATACAGTAACGATTGTAAATGCTAACGCAACTGGTGTTAAAACTTTAGGATCAATATCTGCTGCTGGTACTGGATATACAGAAGGAACTACAACTGGAGTTACAACAACTTCTAGTGGATCTGGTACTGGATTAACTGTTGATGTGACTGCAGATGCAAGTGGAAATGTAACTGGTGTTACTATTAATAATGATGGATTAAACTATGCAGTATCTGAGGTAATTACTATTGCTGGATCTGGTAATGGTGATGCAACAATCCCTGTATCTGCCATTCATGGTAATGGTGCAACAGTTCCAATTTCTGCCCTTCATGGTAATGGTGCAACAGTTGATCTTGCTACAATATTTACTAATGCAACTGTAAATATTGCTACTACGTTCACTAATGCTACCTTTGCACTTTCTGATATTACAACGATGGAAGTAGGTGCAACTATAACAGGTGGAACCTCTGGTACTACTGCAGTTATTACTGCTCTTGGTGCTACTTCAGTTACCGTTGATAATGTTGATGGATTCTTCAAGAAGGGAGAAACCGTTGGTGCTAATGATGTTACTAACTTGACTATTTCCTCATTCGCTTAAAATAAATGTCTGCTACTAGGCCCGCCACTAAAACTGAATTAAGAGATTATGCTCTTCGTAGATTGGGATATCCTACGATAGATATTAACGTTGCTACTGAACAATTAGATGATCTAATAGAAGAAGCAATTGATTATTATCAAGAGTACCATTATAATGGAAGTTATAAAGCATTCTTGAGAATAGAAGTTACTGACGCAATTAAAACTGCTGCACAAGAATATGCTCAAGAGGGTTCTAGTGCTTGGTATGGTATTAAAAATTATGTTGATACTGCTCCTGGTACATTAGGAATCAATCATGTATACACAAGTATTGGTGCTTCAAGTATAGTTCCAGGTAACATATTCAATATTAAATATCAAATCTTTTTGAATGATATCTATGCTATGACGCATGGACATATATTACATTATTTCTTGACTTCTCAGTATCTTGAAACTCTAGACTGGGTAACAAATTCTCAAGCAAATCGTAGAGTTAAATGGAATGAACATCAAGGTAGATTATATCTTGATATGGATTGGAAAGATTTTAGTGTTGGTGACTATATACTTGTAGATTGTACTATGAGACAAGACCCAGAAACTTATACTTCCATGTATAATGATAACTGGTTGAAGGATTATGTTGAATCACTTTTCCAACAACAATGGGGTCGCAACCTAAGTAAGTATGATGGCATTCAAATGATAGGTGGTGTCACTTTAAATGGCCGTCAGATCTTAGAAGATGGATCAACCTTTAAGAAAGATCTTGAGGAAGAACTTCGAGCTCGTTATGAACTTCCACCATTGGATATAGTGGGGTAATCACTAATGGTTTTTAGAAACACACCTGCACAAGATTATGTTCAAAGTGATTATAGTAATTCAGGACGTTTAAAAGCAAATGGGTCAGACCAAGAACAAAAATTTATAGAGAACCTTATCGTAGAGACCATTGAAATTTATGGCCAAGACATATACTATGTTCCGAGAACGATTGTCAACCGTGATACGGTCTTCGGAGAGGACTCTGATGGCAAATTTGAAAGCTCCAGAGCGATTCGTGCCTACGTCAATAATGTTGAAGGATGGGAAGGCCAAGGAGAACTTCTTACGAAGTTTGGAATTCGCATCGAGGACAAGACAACGTTTATTTTCTCCCGTGAAAAATTTAAAGAAAAAGTTGATGACTTGGAAGTCCTCAATGTTGAAGGGAGACCAAACGAAGGGGATTTAATTTGGTTCCCTGTAACAAAACATTTATTTGAAATTAAGTTTGTAGAAGTAGAAAGACCATTCTATCAGTTAGGTAGAGGATATGTTTGGGAATGTCAATGCGAACTATTTGAGTACAGCGATGAGGAGATTGATACAGGTATTGCAGAAATTGATGCTATTGAGACTGCATTTGCAAATGCTATTACAGTTGGTTTAGTTGCTGGTGGTACTGGTGACTTTACAGTCGGAGAAACAGTTACTGGAGGAACGTCTAATGTTACGGCTGAGGTTAAGTCTTGGGATTCTTCTTCTAGGACTCTCATCGTTATCAATCGTTCTGGTACATTTACAATTCCAGAGACACTTACAGGAGGTACATCTAGTGCATCTTGGACAACTGCTACATATAATACAATAGATAATCAAAATATCACGTACGATCAAAACTATGAATTTGAAACTGCTGATAATGATATCATTGACTTTACTGAATCAAACCCATTCGGTACGGTTGGTTCATCCACTGACTTAACAATCTAATGCTAGGAACTTATTCATATCACGAAATATTTCGCAAGACTATTGTTGCTTTTGGTACTCTATTTAATAATATAGAGATCCGTAGGCAAGATGAGGTTATGAAAGTACCTCTTGCTTATGGTCCTAAGCAGAAATTTTTAGCACGTTTAGATCAAAATCCTGATCCTACAAACAAAAGAGTGCAGATAACTCTTCCTAGAATATCCTTTGAAATTAATGGGGTATCATATGATTCTAGTAGAAAGGTTTCACCTACACAGAAAGTAAAATTTAAAAAGGATACTTCTAATAATAAGAATGCCTTTATGCCAGTTCCATATAATCTTTCATTTGAATTGGCTGTTATTGCTAAAAATCAAGATGATGGACTTCAAATTGTTGAGCAGATACTTCCATATTTTCAACCACATTATAATCTTTCAGTAAAACTTCTTACAACAATAGGTGAAACAAAGGATGTTCCTGTTGTATTAAATTCTATTGATTATGAAGATCAATATGAAGGAGAATTTGCACAACGTAGAGCTATAGTATATACATTCCAATTTACTGCTAAGACATATCTATACGGACCTATTACAGATAGCAAGACTATTAAGAAGGCTATTACAGATTACTATACATCTACCAATACTACCTCTGCACCAAGAGAGAAGCGTTATACCGTTACTCCTACAGCATTAACAGATCAGGATGGAATAGGACTTACTACTCTTACTGCTGCAATGGACATTAACGATGGAATTATATCCGTTGCTAGTGTTGCATCTCTTGCACAAGGAGATGACATTCAGATTGGTACTGAGGTTATGCACATCAACAGAGTTGTTGGTAGCACCCTCCATGTCAGTCGTGGATGGAACAGTACAACTATTGCAGGACATGCAAATGGTTCAGCTATTCTGAAGATAGATGAAGATGACGCAGCATTACTAGAGTCTGATGATGACTTTGGATTTGGTGAGTTATACTCCGACTTTACTGACATGAAGAAACGTAATCCTATTAGTGGTCAAGATGAGGCAATTTAATTATGAGTACTTTCGATGGTTTAAATAAAGTTTTTGGTGATGAACCATCAGAACTACAGAAACATGTTGAAAAGTCTAAAGCTTTAAGAACTGATAGAGATGATGTAAAGCAAGACTATGAAGTTAGTCGTGCTCAGTTACATAGTTTAGTAATGAAAGGACAGGAGGCAGTAGATGGCATACTTGATGTGGCACGAGCAAGCGATCATCCACGTGCTTATGAAGTTGCAGGTCAACTTATTAAAAACGTCGGAGATGTAGCAGATAAATTAATTGATCTTCAAGGGAAGATGAAGGAGTTGGATAAAGAAGATAAAAAAGGTCCAACTAATGTTACCAATGCTATGTTCGTAGGTAGTACAGCAGACCTTCAAAAACTTTTAAAGAAGCAAAAACAGCTAAATAATAACGAATCTAATTAACTCGACACGACATGACCGTACTTAATGTACTAAGCACAAATGCAATATCTGCATCTCAATCTGAATATCAAGTTATTCAAACTGGATTTTATCGTATAAGTGCTACTTCTGCATCAACTGTTCAGTTTGGTGATGGTCCTGCAATCCAAGTGTTTGCAAATTCACCTGTTCTTTTGAAAGGTGGTAAACCAGGTCAAGGAAGAATTGTTAAAGCAATTTCTGACTCTACTGGAGATTATCATTTAGGGCAACACTTACATGATACATCTTCTAGTCATCCATTCTCAAGTGGTGATTATATTGCAGTTGTAGATGACTCTACTGATGCAGCAATTGATAGTAATTTTCTATCTGCTGGAACTGCTGGTAAAAAGATTACTGCAGTTGATGGTAATAAAATAAGTACAGATATAGATTCATCTTCGGCCTCTGCTGATTATACCTGGTCATCAGGTAATCGAGCAATAGTCCAACGTGCTATAAAGATCACAGCTGGCGGTCAAGCACTTACGGTTGAAGAGGTACAGGTTGTAGGGGGTTAAGATGCCCGCTGTTAATCAAGAAGCAGAACGTATAATTCGTGGCATGAAGAAGAACCGACATAGGTTCAAAAAACTTTATGGGAAGCGTGATAAAGAAGTAATGTACGCTACTGCAAATAAGTTAGCACAAAAAGAACAACTTAAAGTTATGTATTATAAGGACTTTATTAAACTCGTAGAAGGTAATCCTACTACACGAATGCTCACCAAGTCTAAGACTAAGGTGACTGGTAATATTTCTGCGGATCGTGGTAGTGATGAATCTAAAAATAGAGCGAAACGTAAAGGTCTTGAAAAGGATTTAAAAAAGAAAGGCATTGGATATAAGAAAGGAGTCGGAGAATATAAGTACGGTGACGGTAAAACTGGACGTGAAGTCTCATACCAAACTAGTAAACCCGACAAGATGTCCAAGCGTCGTTTCGGCAAAACCATGCGTCGTCTTGGTAGAAAGCATGGTCAAGAATCAGTAATAACAAAGGATAAAAATAAACCAGCAAGGTTGCATGATACTGAATCAAAGAAACCAGGTAAATCCATTAATATAGGTAAGTCTTCACCAGGCAAACATCCCAAGGGAGATGGAGAAACTTCAGGGACTAAAGTAAGGTCAGGTAAACTATCTAAAACTAATAAGCCAGCGTACCACTACAAGTAAGTAAGGACGCAAAGAAATGACTAAACCCGATGAAGATAGAAAGCGGGAAGGAGAAGAAGTCGCTAAATATAAAAAACTACTAGATTTAACTTTGAAGCATCAAAAACGATCTGGTGAAATTCCCTATGGACATTATGACAGATATGATGAAATCTGTGAGCAACGCAGTATGTCCTAAATGTGATGCTAGATGGTTGGATGGACAACTCTACTGGGCAACTGGTAAGATAGGTTGTCCACATGACCTAGCAGGTTTATTATGTAATGATGTAGACAGTAGTGAATGCATTAATCCTTGTAAAGGATCTACTAGTGGTCAAACATGGGAGATACGGAGACAGTTTGATCTAAACAACTTAAGCGATTTCTGGGACAAATGACTATATTACTATCACTAATTTTTATAGCAACTATGTTATCTCTTACAGGAGCAGCATTTGCTTTGATATTGAAAAATCTTAGTGATATTAATAAACTCAATAAACCAAGAAAAGTTAGATTAGCACATCCAGAACTTGAAGGTGTGAAGCAAGGTGATGAATTATTAGTTGTAAAATTTAAACAAGAGCTTGACACAGAGGGTACTATTGATATACAATTTACACCAGATAATCAATTTACTGATAAGATTTTAGAAAAATCTCTTCAAAAAAGATTGGATGAATTATCTGATGATGACGATGATGATGGGGATGTATTAGTACCACAATGAATTTTATTGAACATTATGATAATGCTCTATCATCAGATATGTGTGATAGACTTATTGAACTGTATGAGTCTTCAGAAGATAAGCAAACACAAGGAAAAACTAATATAGGACATAAACCAGAATGGAAAGAGTCTACCGATATTGATATTGGTGGTCATTTTCTTGATGATGAATTATGGGGACCAGTAATAAATGATGTAATTGGTGTGTTAGGTAATTGTTTAAAAGATTATAAAAAAAAGTATACAAGATATGATGCAGAACCTAATTATGGTGGACTTGATGCTATTGATGCATGGGGTCTTGAAGAGAATTTTAATTTTCAAAAATTTAAACCAGGTCAAGGTTATAAAGTATGGCATTGTGAAACTAGTAATATTAAATCTTCTAATAGAGTTTTAGTTTGGATGATATATTTGAATGATGTATATGATAAAGGTGGTACTGAGTTTCTTTTACAAGATATGGTTATGGAAGCAAGAAAGGGTAGATTAGTTTTATGGCCTCCCTATTGGACACACTTTCATAAATCACAAGTAAGTCCTTCAGAAACAAAATATATACTAACAGGGTGGTTAGATTTTAAACCATGTCTACATTGAATAGAAATATAGTTGATGACATAGCCAGTTTAATTAGGTTCTCTGTAGATGATCTACCAGGAATAGAATCTATGATGAATAATTATCCTGAAATTCATCATAATGATGTTCATATCTTTAATGAGATGTGGAAATGTAATGGTCTTAGAAAGATACATTTAGAAACTGGTCAAGCAAAAGGATTAGAAGTACTTCATTGTGTTTGGTTTCCAGATCCTAGTTATAATCTTCCTATTTTTGGAGCAGATATTGTTGCTACTCCAACAGTAGTTACTGCTGCTATTGTTGATATATCACCTGTTAGTGGTACTGATTGGATATACGAAGAGATTGGAAAGGTTAGTGAATTATATCATTTTAAAGAACCTCGTGAATTACCAGAATGGGCTGATATATTTTCAGATCATATGAAGTTTCAACGTATAAGGGATGAGATAGAAGTTGCAAATTTTTATTGTATTGTTTTAGAATACCTTAGAATATACAAAGAAGCAGTTCGTAATTCTAAACAAGATTCTCCTTGCTCAGTATTAACAGGAGAACGCTTTGATGATCAAACAAGATATTGTAAACAACAAAAGAAAAATAGAAAAACATCTTCTGTATTATCTAAATGGTTTGATAAAGGGTGGGCAGAAGATTATATAGATAGTATACTATTCGATGAACCATGAAAGAAACTAAATGGTCTGCACAGATCTTACTTAGTTCAAATAGATTAACAAAGGTGGAATTTATATCACCTTCAAATCTTAGAGAGGATGCTGAACAAACATGTAAAGCACTCTACGGTGTATCTGATGTTCGTCAACTAACTAGAATATGGAGTTATTAAATGGATGAAATCGAAGAGGCATGGTCAGAATCAAGAATCAATAAACCTAAGAAGTATCCAATGCCTCTTTGGTTGACTGATGAAGATTTTGAATACATTGTCACTACCTTATGGAAATGCCGTAAGACAGAAGCAAAATGTAATGATCTTTATGA